GGTAGATCATCAGTAATACATAATCCATTTGCATGTGCTATATCTGTAGCATAAACTACAGATCCATAGTACTGTATTGCTAGATCATTAAAGGTTTGCAGGTATGATGGGTTAATAGTTTGCATCTACTGTGATTTTTCCGTTTACGTTTTTGATTGCTTTTACTGTCATACCGTCTTTAATAAATTCTACACGGGTATCACGTGCTAATGTAAGGCTGTGATCATGCAGATGCTTAACTGCATCAACACCCTCCAGCGGGTGCAGTTTAAAATCACCTTTGCCGGCCAATAGTATAAGCTGCTGGTGCTGAGCAGTACTATCACCTACTTTAAAATCACCATCCACAATTTGTAAATCATAGGTGATGGGATCTATCAATATGTCAGTTACTTTAATTGCCATGTTTTACTTTGTCGTTTGTTATTTCCAAATATTGCGGTAACTGTTTGCCAGCTATTGCAGCACTCATAGCCGCTTGCAATGCTGATGGTGCGCCATTGCCTGGCTCAGGAATTGTAGCACCTGACAAAAGAACCATGATAGGCTGTAGAATGTTATTTACTTTTTTTAGCTCATCCACTAATTTACTTTCAATCAATAAACCACCTTTGTTATCACCATTGAGCTTAATCACATTTTTCAGCACATCTATAAACATTCCATCAGTTTGCTTTACTAAAATCCTATCAGCTTTATCAGCCTTGATCAAAATATAACCAGTACCATTTTCAGCATTACCTATAAGTACCATACTGCCTTTGGCTGGCACTACTATGAGGCTTTGGCCTGCACCCTCTGTGATAGCTTGTAATTGTACATCATGGTAGGTAATATCATCTACGTCAACATCAATGGTGTCTATACCGTTAACGCCGATGCATTTACCATAGATAAAAGCACTGGCAGTATAGTGGCCCTGATCATGCAGATCTTTCAATCCCTGCTTTATTTTTGCTGCATTATCCATTGACGTTTAGTTTTTTAGTAAGTTCACAAATACGTCTGGCGCCATTCATGCCAAATGTTACTTCAATGCTGTACAGAAAATATGTACCACTGCGCTCTTGATACCTTTGATCAATTATTTTGCAACTATAACCAATGCTGGCAAATGGCTGTAGGAAGGCTGTAAAGTTTCCAGTAAACCCAGTATATTTATATCGTGCTAGGTAGTCTTTAGCAGATTTTTTTATTTGATCTATGCTATCAGAATTTTTGACAATGATTTCCTTTACACTACCATCTGCATCACCTATACTATACTTTTGTTTATTCCCGTCTTTTTTAGTAGTTTTTGCCACTATCTTCATTCGTACCTCATCTTCATGCTGGTACTTCAAACTACTGCTATCTGCTGTGTTGTATCCCAGTGCATACCCTACGTTACCTGCTGGTGCTAGCTCCTCCAATCCTACATAAAGCTCATCAAAATTAAAGTAGGCCACCAACTTGTATTGATCAATCAAATACTCCAGCACTTTTGTAGCAGTGGCATTGTGAACCTTATAATTTGTAAGTTTCATTTCAGGAATAGCATCACTGAGCTTTATAGCAGTTCCATTAGTGATATACTCACACACTTCACGTAGTGTAGTAGTTTTCCAGCTCTTGTTTATGTTTTTCTTTTTGAGCAAATAGCTGTACCCCTCACATTCAATTTCAACAGGTGTAGAAAAGCCCACTTTACTTACAAAGCCTTTAAACTCTTTTTGTAACTCATTATTATAGCCCAAATTTACTGTGATAGGATCACCAGCATTAAAGGCATAGACCGCCTGCTCAGTCAAAGTGCTATTTGAATTTAATATAGCAGTTGTTGGGAGTTTAATTACACATGTATCTACATAGCTGCCAATACTACGCTTAATGCGTAAGTCATTTACACCACTCCAGCTTATGTTTCCATTTTTTTTGCTGGCCACTTCTATTTTGCTAGTCAATACAAACATTATTAAGGCAGTTGTTTTAGGTCAAAAATGTTCACGCTAATCAATTCCATTTCATAAGGCTTAACGGTTTCAATACCTTTCACTTCTGGAAAATTTATACTCTTGATGCATACTCTATCATCAGCGGTTAAATACAGATCCGTTAACGCACATCTGAGCCTTAGAGCAGTATTTAGCTCATACACTTCAATCATCTTTGCTATTTCCTGCTCAGGGTATCTACCATCTTTGCTGATGATAAAACCTTTGATGTAAATTTTCCAGCTCTCCTGATTTACGATCTCGACTATTGTGCCTTTTCTCTCAGTCAATGGAGTTTCAATTATTCGCTTTTGGCTTTGTACTCTGATGATAGGAAATGGTATTGTATAATCACTGTCATCATTCAGATCAAAGAATGCAGGCAGAAAATAGTAGCCACCTGTTATATGGTTACTACCATAAAAAGGAGTACCATAGATGCTGGTAGTTTCCGGTGGCGTTTGTGGTTGAGCATTTAAATTATACTCCGGCATATTAACACCAAACGCTTTGTTATAAAGCTCCTGTAAATTAATTGTTTGTTCCATTATTGTCCTGCACTGTTTAAAAGTCTTAATAGATGATTTTCAAGTTGTACATCAAGTTGATCTAAAGCATCTTTTCCATTGGATACATAGAAATTTACGCTATCCTGGAACTTACCCAAATTTATATATGTATTACGTGTGCCACCTCCAGTTATACTGTTTACATCCTTAGCCACTTTCTTTTTATCTTCATCACCGGCACCACTTGTACCACCAGCTAACGTATTGCTAAAACTATATGGATTAGATGGTGATTTACCACCGCTTTTATCAGTGGCCCAAATTTTATTAATTTCATTAAATTTACCTTGAAAACTGGCTTTTTGCGAAATGAACCGTGCAGCTCTATCAGTTTCCATACCTGCTGCCATTGTGCCATATTTACTAGGATCATCAGTGAATGTAAAGCCATCCATGGGGTTCATTAAAAAATTCTTAGTACTTGTACCCAGTCTTACAAGCCAATCAAGCGCCTTTAGTACTCCAGCTTTTATACTAGTCCATATCGCATCACCAATATCTTTGAAAGCCTCCCACATAGCACTGCTGAATAACTTTACTGTATCCCATACTGCCTGCATAGCTTTACCAAAGCTGCCAAACTTTGCAATTAGAGCCACTATAGCAGCGATCACCAAACCGATAACTACTAGGATAACACCCAGTGGATTTGCGGCCATTATAACATTTAAAATCCTCTGTGCAAAGCTCCAGGCCTTTACTCCTAAAACTACAGCTCCTATACCAGCAGCCAAACTGAGTATGGGTACAATGTTTGCGGAAATCCAGCTAAAGGCCTGCATAAGCATCTGTAGAAATGGTGCGATGGCGGGCAAAAGCTCAGTACCGATTTTATTTTTTAAGTCATTAAGTGAATTTGTGAGCCGGTTAAAATTGGCCTGTGCGCTGCTGCTGCTATTGATTGCTTCAATACCAAATGTTTTATGTAACTGAGCGGCAAATTTTGGCAAAAATACATTTGATGCAAGCTCACCTTTTTTCATCATATCACCTAGTTTAGCCTCTGTTACTCCCATTGCATCAGCAGCTAAACTAAATGCACCTGGTATGCGTTCGCCGATTTGCCCTCTAAGCTCCTCAGCACTCACTGTACCTTTACTAGCTATTTGGCCTAATGCAAGGAAAACACCTTTTGCATCTTCACCAGTTAATTTGAAAGTAGCAATAGCCTCACTTACTCCATCAAATGTTTTTACCTGGTCAGATTCAGACATATTACCACGTGTAGCACCTAGGAAACTTTTTGCGCCTTCCAGTCCTGATTGTTCGTCTAAGCCTAAAGTATTGCTACGCTCCTTTATATGGGACATCATTGCATTACCGCCATCTTTACCCATACTAAACCTTATTGCATCCCCTATACCCTGTCTTTTGGTGGCCTGCATTACACTTTCACGCAAAAGCATACCGGCACCTGCAATGGCAATACCAGTTGATAAAGAACCTCCAGCACCAATGCCAGCACCTCTACCACTTAACCTATCTCTTTGCCTTTCTAGAGTTTGCATTTCACGGTTTGCCAATCTAATGTCACGAAGGTTTAAACTTAGATCCCGTGTGCGCTGCAAATCATTAAGTCTGGTATTTATACTAACAATTGACATTGCAGCATTTCTGCTGCGGTTTTCAATCCTACTAAATGTACGATCAACATTAGCACCAATAGCGGTGATGCCACCGCTCATTTGATCTTTGAACTTTATTATAAATTCTAAAATGTTGCTCATTTTTCTTTCGTGCTATTTTCTTTTTTTCTAATATCCAGTAGTTGTTTAAAATTCAATGCCCAGCTTGATTCATCTAGTGCAGATACATCCAAGCCGGGCATATAATAACCTAACATATTATCAATATAGGCTATTGGGTGTTTTTCAAATGTGCCATCTGTATCCACTATAGCTTTAGTAGCTCAGCTGTTTTTGTTTCGATCAGCATATTCAGAAAAGGCATGATGGCCATAAAGCAATCATCATCTTCTAATAGCTCTTTATCACCAGCTACCATACAATTTTCAGCAAGCATTTCCAAATACTTCATAGGATCTGTAGTACTCAATGCTGATGCCATACCAATAATTTGCCTTGTGGGCTTTTTAAAGAGGCCAATTTTGTCATCTACACGGATAGCTTTTAGCTTACCGTGTGTGGCCTCCAAATTTTTGAACTCAGGAAATTTGGCCATCACTGCCTCAACTGTAAGAGCTGGGAATGTTTGTTCTGCGTTTGTCATTTTATATAAAGGGATTTTAAAGGTGATTTAATTAAGCACTTTTTTTGCTCAGGAATTTAAAGGGTATATCATGCTCCATAAACTTTGCGCCCTGCTCCCATCCAAAAGGAAGCTCACCCAGTTTTACGCCGGTAAGGGTATCAGTTTTCAAAAGCCTTGCAGCTTTAGGCAGGTAAGCTATTGTGATAACCAACCCTGATACATCACAAATATCATCATACCCCAAAGCACGTGCAGCAGCGTTAAGAGCATCCAGCTCATTTTTCAGAAGTTTCAAAGTACCCTCATAAGTGTTGTTACCACTTTGTATGCTCACAGGCTCACGGCCAGCAGCATGTAGAGCCTCATCATCAGGCGTTTTTTTGTAGGTAATCCCACGAATACCTGTGATAGTTTTGCCGTCAATGGCGATTTTCATATCGGTCCATTCGGCTTCTTTTAAGTAACTCATTTTATTTTATTGGTTTTAAAAAAGTGATTAATTAAACGGATTGTTTAAGCCTAAGAGAATATCAATTTTGCGAGAGTATCCAAATGGTGTAATTTTCTCCTGTACAGTCAGTTTGCCGGTGGCCAGTACATTTTGATTTTCATCAATTAAGGCATCAAAGCCACTGATCTCACCAGCCATAGCAGTACGTACAGCATACTCTATTTTACCTTCTAAGGATTTTACCACCTCCGGGCTAATTTTGCCAGTTGTAGTATCAATAGGCACACTGTTATGCAATTCATCTACATACACCTGATAGCTGATTCTTTGCCCCTTATCTACGACACGGCCACCTACAAGATTTGTATAATCATCAGTAGGCAATGCGCACATTTGATCATCACTAAAATAGTAGCCTGTACGTTGTGGGTATGACGTAATAGTAATTGCTCCTTTATCTATTAGTACTGCACGCTGTGAAAAATCTTCACTACGCACTGCACCTATGTAAGCATCTACAACACCCACTAATGGCCCATCTTTTACACGTGCAATGCTAGTACTTACCGGCACCCTGGCAATACGGCCCAGTGCATAACCTACAGCAGCATTATTACTGGTATTATTCGTATCACCAGCAACTACACCAACTGCATTGTTTGTTTGTGCTTTCAGATCTTGTGGTACGTTTGCCACTACATCAAGCCTGCCACCTAAAAGGATACGTATTGGAGTTTGCAAAGCTCTGTATGCAGTTACCATTGCAGTAGCACCGGCAATGGCACTAATTACATCAGCTCTGAAAAAGTTTGCAGGTACGCTGGTTTCGGATGTAGGATTGCGTACTACGCCTAACACTTTAATTTCACCGTGTGCATAATCCAAAAGTTTTTTTGCACCTCCTGCAAAACCAACATCTACAGTATTTACCATAGTTTGAGTTTCAGCTACTAAAAGCAGATAAAGCAAAGCACCTTTACCTGCTTCATTGTAAAACTCAGTTACGTGCTTTAATGCATACACATCAGCAGTAGCAGTAGCCCCTAAGGCTATGTAATCCTCTAAACTGGTTAAGAGCTTAGGGGTGTTCAATGCCACGTTTGTAGCTTCACCAGTACACACCAAACCTACTGTGCCATCTTTTACCTGTGGAGTTTGACCGAGCTGGCCATTTTGAATTATGATATT